GCCGTGGCCTTCAGGACGCCCACGGCGGCATTCGTGCCGCGCTTCACGGGGAATGCAACGGGGATAATTTCCTCAGCGGAACCAGTGGCGACAACCTTCGGGCCGGTGCCGTCGATCATCCCGGCAAAGGATGGCGCGGAATATTGAGACATGGTGGTCTGGCTCATGACTTAGGCTCCCTTGCCATAAAAGCTTGCAGCATACTTCGATGCGGCGTCCTGCCGGTCGGCTGCGTCAGCGCGAGGTGATGCGGTGGCGGTGCGTTGGGCAATCATGCCAGCGTCAGCGCGGGCGGTCAGCGCCATGTCGAATGCCGCAGCCACATAGTCATCGCTCTTGCCGGTCAATTCGGCATCAGCGCGAACCGACTTAATGACAGCTTCGCGCACTTCGCGGTCGGTTTTTTCGGCGCAATCAATGCGGAAAGGCTCTGCCTTTTTCTCCAGTTCGGCGCGGGCTTGAACCTCGGCACGGGCCAGTTCGAGCGCATCGGCGCGAACCTTTTCGGCGCTGGCCACCTGTTCGGCCAAGGCATCACGTTCAGCCGCCACGCGGTCAAGATTGGCTTGAATGCTATCGGCGCGGGTCTTTTCCGCCGCCACTTGCACGCCCATCGCCGTATAGGCGTGGATGACTTCAGGCGCGGCCTGATACTCCAAGCCGCTGTCGAGCCGCAGACGGCCCATGGTATCAGGCATGTGAATTTCCTCTTCTGCCGTGGTTAAAAATGTTGCTGCGTCCATCCGGCCAAGGTTTAGCCGCGCATTCCCGGCGCGACCGCTCTTGACAATGGCGAGGTGATTTATGCGGGGGTTGCGCTGGATGGCGTCATATTTCTGCCCGTTCCATTCGCCGGAAGTTTCCTCTAGATCCACCCGATAGCCTAGGGACAGCTCCGAGACGCCGCCGTTTTCGGCGAGGTCAATCGCCGTAGCGTCATGGATGATGATAGGGGCGCGCACATTGTCGCCATCCTGCACACCATCGCCCTTAACCACGCCGACAGTTAGCGCCTTAGCATTAGCCGCTGTCACCATGCCACGGTGGCCAATGGTGATGGGCTTTCCCGCCATGCTGGCGAGGCTATCCGCGCTAAACACGTCTTCCGGCAAGCGCAATTCGCGGCGCTGCGAACCGTCCGCGTTGTAATAGGTCTGGATGCCGACACGGCCCACAATCGGCGTATCGACAAGGTATCCCTCGTCTGTTCGCGTGGCGCGCATGGGCGCTAGATCGTATCGGATTGCTTCCATACGCTATGCAATATCAAATTGGCACGGTTTTTGCAAGATGCAAGGTTCGTGCCAGTTGGTGCGCTAGAAAATGGCGTCTTCTGGATAATCGAATATCTCAAACGGCGGCGGTTCCGCCCCTAACGCCTTGGCGTAGTCTGCTTCGATCCATTGCGGCCCGGACCTATAGCCAAATGGCAGCACAAGGGCGCTGCAATAAGCTTGTGCCATTGGCTCCCACATTGCGGCGCTGTCATCCACGCCCTCAACAACTGGGTCGCCATTGTCGTCAAGCGAGAACGTGTAACGGTCCCCGTATAGTTCAAACTCGAAAGGCATAGTTAATCCTTCACGTTGTGCAGAATGCGAAGCAGGAACTTAAGGTAGTCGGGGTCTTGCTCGGCGAAGCCGACTGGATCGGTAATCATCCGCTCCACACCCATAGTCAGCAGTTCCGTGGTCGCCATGCCCTCATAAACCTTGCCCATGTAGTGGCTCCCGCCACGCTTAACCCATTCATCCTCGTAAGCGACCTCTGTATGGGAATAGGATTTTTGGCCGGTCAAATCTCGCAATTTGCGTAAAGGCTGCCCATTGGCGCGCTTTAGAACATACGCCTTAGACGCTTTTGATATTTCCGGATGCTGGAACTCAATATCGTGCACCATCTCATGCGCATAAACGCTTACTGCGTCTTTGCCCGAAAGGTTTGCCGTTCGCGTTGTTTCTAAATAATAGGCGCGCCCCCGCGTGTTGGCGAATTTAACCTTAGGCGCAATATCTGCGTGGATTAAGCGCGACACAATGTCAGCGGCCTCCCGCGCCTTCTTCGCAACGGATTGTGGCGGCTTACCTTCGATCAGAGCGGACGGCAACGCCCTGCTTTCGATTGGAATTTCCAGCAAGCGAATCGCCTCCTTCGCCTCCATTTGCAAAGACTGCTTCCAAAACTCATCGGCGGCGCGCGCGTCCTCTTGCGCCGCGTATGCGGCCCTATATTCCGGCGTAAACCGCTTACCCCCGCTTGCCTCCCATTCAGCCCTAGCCTTTGCAAAATCCGCCTTAGCTGCTTCATGGCGATCATAGGCCGCCTGAACTTCCGGCCTGCGCTGATAGCTAGATATGGCGTCAAACGCGGCCTCATGGCTAGGCTTGGGCGGCTCAATGGGCGCTGGCTTAGGCTTAGGCTTAGCAGCCTTGGGCTTAGGTGCTGCTTTCGCCTTCTTGGCTGGCCCTGGCGCAACCGGCGCGGGCTGGATAGCAGGCGCGGGCAATTCCTCGTCATCCGGCCACACCGCCTCTGCCCGGCACCTGTCCCTCACAGGCGTCCCCGGATTTCCATCAGGCGGCGGCCTGTCCCACGAATAGACCTTGCCCTCGCGCTCCGCATGAGAATGCCTAACCTTTTCATCTCGAACTGTTCGCCATATGTATTTCTTCACCCCCACACCTTCGAGACGGTGGCGAGTTAGGCTTGCGTTAAGCTTTAGCGTTTGGTCTTGAGCGATCAGCTTAGCCCGGTGTTCGGTCATAGGCCAGCGGTCGCGGATCTGCTTTTGCAAGTCACGCACAGACGCCCCAGCCATAGTGCCGCGCCTGATAATCGCCTCAATGTCCTTGGCCAGCTTTTCCGGCACGTCCTTAATCAGCGCCGTATTGTCCGCCACCCACCCCACGGCCAGCGGCTGCAAGAACGCCTCGTCCTGAAACAGATTCACGCCCAACAGGCTACGGCTTCCCGCCATGGGCTTGGGCGGCAGTGCCACGCCGGTCTTAGCCTTAACTACCATGCGGAATTGCGCGTCATTGAAATTCGACACGGCTTCAAAGCGGCCCGGCAAAGCCTCTAGCGTCCCGGTCCCTAAAATGCCGACACCTCGTAAAAACTCCGCTAGAAGCGCAGCTAAATCATCGCCCCAACTGTCTAAGCGGGCCTCCTTGCGATATGCGCCCACAATATCCGCCACCTTGGGCAGGATCAGCCTAGCCGATGCGCGGTTGACCTCGCGGGCGTAGCGGATCAGGTCGCGGGTATAGGCGCGCTCGGCGTTGTCAGGGTTGGCGAATAGGGTTTTCACGCTTCCGGTTCATCCTTTATTGCATTCATCTGCCTACGCCTAACTCGCATAAAAACCTGTCGCTGCGCATCGTGTATGGCCGATCTAAATTCGGGAATGTCGTCTCCATGCTCAACCGGAAGCATCAAGAATAAATCCCACGCATCCACAAGTTTGGTTACAACAAGCATTTCGCTATCCGTTATGTTCATGGCCAAAGATCTTCAAAGATTTCCGGCCCAAGCACGATTTTGCCACGGTAAGGCTCAACAGCGCTCAAATCGACAGGCGACTTGGTGAGTGAGATGTGCGGCTGATAGTCGGGATAGTCGTAGCTTGCCCCAGCGCGCTTGATGGCCTTATGTCGATAGACAAGCCCGTCATGAGTGAACAGCAGCACGGCAGTCTGATTACCAAGCGGCTCAACAATGCGCGGACCACCTGCGAGAACTTCAATCTTGTCTTCCCATGCGCTTCCAGCCGCCATCCAGTCCATAGGTGCGCGGGAATACGCGATAGTCACATGCAGATCGTCGTTCAGGTCGGTGATACCCTGCGACTTTGCCCATGCAACGATATCAGACACATTAACGACCTTGCGCGAAACGTAAAGTGGGCGTGGTGCCGCATCCTCGTTCAATTCACCATCATCCGGCAAAGGCCCGCTTTCTAGCGGCATTGGGGCAATGTCATACTCCTCGGCAATTTGATTGCGCACTTCCTCGGCCCCTAGCGCCTGCATGGTGACATAGGTGCCCGCCGTCTCGGCCTTCAGCTTGTGGGCCTCCATTTCCAGTTTGAAAACCTCAGCCTTTTCCTTGTCGGACGGCACCCAAAGCGGGCAAAATTTGATCAAGTAATCGGGTTGATATTTCTTGATCGAGTGCAGCGCCATTTGCACCAACCGATCTAGCGGCCCTAGCAGCTTGCGCTTTTGATCCTGCCCGATTTTGGCATACCAGTTTTCAAGCGCGCCCGCCCCGCTGTTCGATAGACCGGTTTGCTGCTTACCGATTAGCAGCGTTTCAGGAATACCCGTCACCGCGCTGAGAGCCTGCCCGAAGCGGTCAATCACATCGCCCACGCCGGATAGCGATTGGCTGCTAACCTCGTAAGTCTCGCCATCGCCGTCGATTGTCACGGTGTTATTCATAGACCGCGCCATATCGACAAGCTCCATGCGCGTCCTAACGGCGGTCTCGCCCTCTTTAGTGCGCAATTGCTGCCCAAGCCCCCGAAGGCTATGCACTGCCTGTTGCGCCCGCTCTAGCAAGCCGTTTGCCCAGTAGTGGGACATGCCGAAGCGCATGATTTGATCATAGGCCGATTGCAACACGGACGCGCCCCACCCGTCATTGCGCGCGCGGGTCCGCACCGAGACAGGAGCGCCGTCGAAAATCAGGCATCGGCTAGAATGGACTAGATAGGGCGTTGCGGCCACGCCGGACACCACCGGGCTAATGTTATACGTCTCCACCTCGCCGTAGCGGGAATCTTGCGGGTCGGTGTAATAGCTGGCGCGGGTGACAGCCCATCGATCATAGACGCGCAGCCGCTCAATGCGGCGCACCTTTTCAATGCGCAGGGCCTCAGCAAGGCTTAATGCGCCATCGTCCACAATCATCACGATTACCGCGCCGCCGTAAAGGTTGGCAAAGCGCACCGCCTCGGTCAGCGCTTCCTGCACGCCTACGCCTTCTAGGATGGCCTCCACCTGTTCACCAAGGCCTTCCTCTAAGCCTTCGACCTCATAACCCGCCCGCGTAACCTCGTCTGACGGCAGATCCACAATGCGGCGCGCAAAGCCGTTGCCCTCGTAAAGCTGCTCAAGTTCCGTAAAGCCTAGCAGGGGCGCGATGGTGGGCCGGGAGTAGGCCGTGCGGTCGCGGGAATTGCCGACATTCAGAAAAACATTCTCGAATCCGCCATCAGCGCGGTCGGCGTCCATGCGCGGTGTGGCCGCGATGTCTTTGCGTGGGCGGCCCCTTGGGTTTCCTGTCGGTTTGGTCATAAAATCCCCTTTTCTGGCTCCCATTTACCAGAAAAATGGGGCCGCGCATAGATAGTGCCTTTTACAGTAGGCCCGCCAGCCAGTCGCCGCCACCTTCGGAAAAGGCCATGATGCAGCAATCCGCCAAATTGTGGGATGGGATGCCGCGCTTTTTCAGGTCTGGCTTACTTTCCACCTTTTCCTTGCCGTTCACCGTTTCTTGCCGGGGGGTTGTCAATTCCGCCTTTAGCTTTTCGCGCAAGGGCAGGCCGGACGGGATCGACACCAGCTTGTCAGGATCGAACGGCAAGCCATTACGCGCCATCCATGTATTTTGCAGCCGGTCGGCAAATTCCCCCCAGCCCTGCGCCTTGAGGTTCAGCCACTGGTCGCCGTGGGTCTTGCCTAGCTTATACTCAAGATGCGCATTGCGGGGAGCGTCCGAGGCGGTCCACCCCTGCCACGTCATGCGGGGGGCTTTGTGCGAACGCTCCAGTGCCTCGGCCTGCAATTGTGCGGCCTCGGCCACTACGGATGAGCCAACGCCAATGTTATCGACATTGACAGTATCAAGCCGCGCCTCCTCGGCAATGCGATAGGCCCGCGCTGTGGCCGTCTTGGGGTTGTCGTCCTGCCACTCTTCTAGGCCCATGATCACGCTGCCATGCCGCCACAGGAAGGCGTTAGGGTCGTTAGCCTTGTCGGCTTTGTGCTTGCCGTCCACACCGCCCGACACGTCAAAGCCGCCGATGCGCCCCCCACCCATGGGGAATCCATCAATGTGCAAATGCGCATCAAGCGCCGCGTCTACCCACTCGCCTTTGATAATTGACCGCTCATCGCTGTTTAGCGGCAGGCCAAGATAAATGTGGTCATAGGTCGCCTTGTCCACCAGCCTTAGCCGCTCGGCCTTATCCCGCGCCGTTTGCGAGAGGAACGGGTTCTCGTCATAGTTGATATGCCGGATTACGCAGCTATCCCCCAGCAATCCGGGCAGTTTGCTTTGCACAAAATCGGTTTGCAGGCGCGGATTAAACAAGATCCACACCTCCGCGCCCTCCTTGCGGATAGTGGGATCAATGATAGCCCACTGCTCTTCTGTCAGGCCTTCACCTTCCTCAATCCAGCACACGTCCACGCCTTCGGTGCCTTTAATGTCCTCGATATTGCGGGCGATGCCATAAAACAGAAATTCTGAACCTGTGGCCTTATGGCGGATAGACGAAACACCTATGTCAAATTCATCGGACCAGCCAGCCGCTTCGATCTTTTGTTTGATCACGGTGTAAACGCTATCTGCGATGCGGTTTTGAAATTGCCGGAGGCACAGGAATTTAACGCTGTAATTCCGCGCTAGAAATGCGGCCATGCCGCCCGCGTCCTGCGTTTTGGACGAAAAGCGGCCCCCCTTTAAAATCTTGTAGGGCTTACGAGTCCGCCAAAAATCGCGCAAGTTTGGGTTTAGCAGGAACATTATGCAGCATCAGGCTTAGGCGCGTCTTTGGTGTAAAAGTCATCAAGACTGCCACCCTTAGGCGACATACTGCCATCACTGGACTTGTGGTCGTGCTGTTCGGTCAGCAGCTTGTGCAGCTTGGCCTTGCCCATTGTGGCCGCTACCGCCGCCGCCGCCGTAGCCTCACGCAGCGCCAACTGCCGAGCCTCTTCGAGTTCAAACGTGAGGCTTTCCACCGTCACCATGGCGCGCTCTTGGGCAATTGCGCGCAGTTCGGATAGCCTTGTTGCAACCTTGCTGTTATCGGTAAGGGCCTTCGCATTCCGGTTGATCGTCTCAGCCTTCATCCCGCCCGCGTCATAAGCGCGCCGATACGCTTCGGATGCGTTACCCGTTTCCATGTAGGCAAGGCAGAAAGCCTCTTGTTTCGGGGTTAGGTTAGCCATGCGCGCAATCTATAGGCTTTGGGGGCTTACCGCAAGGCTCTGCGCTCATGGGAAAAATGCCTAGGATGATCTCGCTTTCCGTCTTGGCACCACGGCCTAGGCCAGCGACCGGCTCACAAGGTCAAGGTAACAGGACAACCCTTGCGCCGGTTGCCGATGTTTTGCGCCACCTTCGGCTGGGCGTCCCTTGGTGCGACCCGTGGGCAAACTGGTGGGGATCGGGGGTCAAATGGCGCGAGACGGACCCCCGTCACATCTCGCGCCGCTGGTTTGCCGGGATGGGGCGGCGCACTAGCTGGGGGTTTTATGGGGTAGATGGGCGGGGCGTGTCAAGCGATACGATGGCACCACATCACGCCCCGCCGCCATTATTCCACCCCGCCCTATTTTCCCGCCATAGCCGCCGTAGACGTGCCGACCGCAATTTGCAGCACTAGGGCCGTCAAACCACG